TCCGCTCGGGAAGGGGTTCCGCATGACTCACTTCCTGACCCACAAATACAAGGGCAACGCCCTTGCCGCCCTGCGCGGGTGGAAGGCCGGGGAGTGGACGCTCACACAAGCGGGTGAGGAACCACCGCCGCCACAAGCCGGGGAAGCGGGCGAAGTGGATGGCGACGAGTATTAGGCCGAGAGGAGAGTGAGAAGCGAGGGCCGGGAGAAAATTCTCCCGGCCCTTTGCTTTGCCCGGGTGCATCCCAGGGGAAGAGCATGAATTGATTTTCCCCCTGTTCACCCTCGCCATGCGCCGAGGATAGCCCTAGAAACCGTTTTTCCCCGCTAGCAATGCCATCACAGCCCAATTTCGCCAGACGTGGCCCCACGGGCATTCTCACGCAATCCCATGTTTCATGCCAAGCAGTCCAAAAAAATAAACAATTAAATATTTATTTTTCGATGGCATCAAAAAATAACACAAAGCACGCCTAGAAATCATAAAAACTTTATAATCACCAAGCCTGGAAATCATAAAGTCTTTATAATCACCGCGCCTGGAAATTATAAAAACTTTATTTCCAGCACGAGGGGTGATACACACTTTATCACAATGATAAAGGCTTTATATAAAAATATACGCCGCCCGGCCTACACTTTTTACTCTTAAAGTTAAAATCATAAAAGTTAAAATCATAAAAGTTAAAATCATAAAAGTTTAAATTCGTCAAAAAAATCAAAAATCCATTTGGACTTAAAAATATCAAATATATAGAAAAGTAAAAAAAAAATCGGAATGATTTTGTTGAAAAGTATTTTGTTGAAAAAAATTTTATTAAAAAAAATTTTATTAAAAATAAAAAAAAACTACTCTTATTTGGATTTTGAAAAATTAGTGTGTCCGGGTTTTGAAAAAAAATTATCTATAAATTACTATATAAATTACTATATAAATTATTTAAAATTTATCTATAAATTATCTATAAATAACTATATTCTGATCACTATGTTTAAAAATAAATTTTTTGTTTTTAAAAATTATTTGCCCTGTATTTGGATCAAGCACTGAAAAATTATCTTTGTCGTATCCAACCAATAAAATTGCATGATTAAAAATATAAGTATAATTGTCCGTGGACATTACTGGTTGATTATTATCAATATATTTTTCTATCTGTTTTATAGAATATAAAGTTTTATATTTTAAATTACAGTGTTTTTTTAAAACCTTGGCGGCGTCAGATAAATAATAACCGTCTTGCCCGCAGCCCAACTTCTCTAAAATTTCTTTATGAGAAAAAAAATAACCAAAGTAATCCGCCGCGATTCTTAAAATTGTATGGACGCAGGTTACAGCGTCAGGTTGTTGATAAATTGTTATATCAAGTTGATTCATGTTTTTACTATATATAACATATAATATATAATATATAACATATAATATATAACATGGAAATTAAGATTGTCAAGTTTTATTTTCAGATTTTTTTCGCGGGTCTTGCGCGGGGCAATCTTTATAAATTAAATCCAAAGATTTATTTAAATAAATTTCTCTTTCCTTGTCTGTTAATTTGTTGCAAACCGCGCGGATTTCGCGGGCGGCTTTGGTTCCGAAAGTTTCTTCGGGGTCGGGGTATTCTAAATTTTCATTCATTTATTTTTTCTCTGTAAATTCTTTCTACTATCTCTTTGATTTTTAATAATTTTTAACAATCTTAATTTGTCCGCGCGAAGATTTTTATTTTCTTTTTCTAAATCATTTATATAATTTTGAGAAGTTAAATTACCCGGACTTGAAAACATGTTAATTTCTGATTTGTTATTTAAATATTTAAATATTTTAACTTCTATTTTTTTATCCATACATTTTTCTGTCATATATTCTCTGTGTAATTATACTATTATAAAATGTTTTGTTCCATTCTAATTCTTGGTTTACTGTTTTGGCTAATAAATTCATTCCTAAACCAATTATATATTTATTAGGGTAAATTACATTCCAAGATTTTATATTTATTAATAAATTTAAAGCATCTTCTACTGGATTTTCAAATTTTTCTTTTAGATAATCTAACAAAACCAAATAACACAAAGCGGAGGAACGATTGATCCCCGAACTACAATGAAAAATTATAGATTCATTGGTATCATAAAGATTTCGGCAATAATCTAAAACTGTTTCAATATGCCATTTATTACATAAAATTAAATTTTTTTCTTCTCTTTGAATATTATGAAATATTTTTTGGCAAAAAGATTTGGCTCCGTGATGTTTAGGTTGTAAATTTCTATCTCCCTCGCGGTCACCACGCCAAATTGAAACAACATGCCATTTTCCAGGCTCATTATTTACTAATTCCTCGGTTTCATATTCGCTGAGTATTTTTATAGAGGTAAAGGGTAATTTATATTGATTTTCTATCTCATTCATGGTTAAAATTATAATATTTCTTTTATATTATATACCGTATCCCGAAAAATTTACTTTTCAAGAAATTTTATTGAAATTTTATTGAAATTCTACAAATACTCTATTAAAGAAACTAATTCTTTTAACTTTTCCTGATCCTCCTCAAGAGAAACATTCGATGTAGTTTTTCTAGCCTGCCACCAAATACTTAAAGAATTTAATTTTGTTTGGATATTTAAATCTAAAAGTTCGTTTCCTTTGCCTTCTACCAATTTCCCGTAAGACTCTTCAAATAAAACAAAACAATTATAAATTATTAAAAACCTTATAATATTTCCATTATTTAATTGTCGAAAGGTAGCGAAATTCATATTTTTCAAAAATTAATTTATATAACATATTATTTACACTATTTCATTAATTGTATAAAAATATTTAAAAATGTAAAAATTTATTAGAAATCGTGTATATAATATAGAGTATGAAGAAGAATAGATTAGAATCAACGCCTAACGACCCCAATCTCAGCGACACGGAGCGAAGGCATGACGCCTGCGCGGCAGGTCTGCGGGGAGCAGGCGGTGTGACTGAGCGGAGAGTTCGCTGCAGCGCATTGTTAGGCGACGTGGAGTTAGAGCCGCATTCATTAGTCAATACAGGTATTAGTGGATTTAGGGATGACGAGAACAAAACTTTTACTGTTTGGGTTGATGGCGCATCCTTAGTTGTTCCTTTCGCTTCTCTACGATTTCTCGTCTCTTGTCTAGTTCATCAGGGGTTGGCAGTTGGCGTGCTGTCACTCGACCATCTTTTTGAGCTATTAGAATCACTTCCGGTGGAAGACTATAGACCTTCTGATAGTTCAGATCAAACTCACGAGCGCGTTCACCCATAAATTTAGATACGTAATATTTGGCTTCGTTAAACGGAATCGGGAAATCTGAAAATACCCAATAGGTTGTTGGGATTAACGGATCAAATACTCCAATTACGTGTTTTGGTGCGGGTTCTTCGGTGAGTTCCTCGTTCATATTTTGTTCAAAGTCCTTTCATATTTTTCTTTAGGTATTGTTTGGTGGCAACTTCGTATGACAAAAGCATTACAACCACCGCTGGTCCATTTTTGGTATAGGCTACAGCCGCAATGTCACTAATCTTAGGAAGTTCAACGGTCCAGTTATTTTCTTCTACCACCCACTTCGCATTTGGGACGCTTAAATCTCTGATAGTTGCAATCTCCTCGTGTAGTATATCTGGCGATTTCCGATTGGCCTTGTAATAGACCAGTTCGTAAGCCTTTCCCTTCCAAAAGGTAATCGAGATACCCCACTGTGCTTTATTAAATCGGTATATTTCCACTCCCGGCATTTCATCGGGCTGTTTCGGTAGTTTTTCGGTGGGCGATCCATATCGCGTTACGCACTCCTCGTATGTCTCGCCGAGACGAGCGTTGGCGATGGCTGCAAGAATAAAGCTCAAGGTGATTACCGCGATGATCTTGGTTTTCATTTAATTATAGTTTCTTGGTTTTGTTTTTTAAAGAAAAGTATATAAGATTGTATGAATAATAAAGATCAATTACATGACTCGCCACGCGAGTCGCCTAACGACCCCAAGCTCAGCGACCGCGTAGGGCTGGCAGGCCGCGTGCCGCCGGGTGAAACGCAGGAGCAGCTACCCGAAATAGCTAACGCGCGAGACGAAAAAGCACGCGGCATGACAGCCCGCAGCAGTTCGCTGCAGCGCATTGTTAGGCGACGGTTATTTGTTGTGAGGCTTTGCAAACTCATACCCTTCTGGCTTCATAGAATGAGAGTTTTTCGTTATGGCCTGCTGAGACTAATACAACTTCCGCTTTCCGAAGTCCTATTTCTTTACAAGTTACGCGGTAGTGTATCGTCGTTATTGTCTTTTCCTTGTCGTTTGGAACTGGAAGTTGAGAGACTGAATAATCTTCCCGCGTGGCAAGACCGAAAACGCCTTCCTGATTGGGAAGAGAGGTTACTAGAACAGTGTGATCGAGATTGGCTCCTCCATCGACGATCTGATTGGATTCCGTATTCCTTACCAACCTAAATATGACTATCAATTCCATTCCTTCTCCGACTCCACATGCAACGTCTGATACTTCAGATTATTTTTGCGTGAATACACGACCAGATCATCATAGAATTGCTTCCCAGCTTCTAATGGGATCAAGGCGACACCTAGGCCAATCTCTTGAATGCCTTCGGCTTTCGCTGTCATATTACGCATTTGGATGGTGGCGTTATTCCATTTGGCGAATTCAAAGTGTTCGTCTTCGGATGGTTGGTGGAACGCGAAAAGAATTGATCTCATAGTTCTATTTTTCATTATATACCAGTAACAAAGAGCAAAAATCGTGGCACCGACAAAAACAACTAAAAATAACATAACCGCTTCCCAAAAAGATTCTTTATTTAGTGGTTTTGTGTTTTTCCTTAACCATTCGTCGTCCTCTTGTTTTCGTTCTCTCCCGCGACCACTAACAGCATCTTGAATCTTGTATAGTCTATACGCGATGACCACAAGCAAACCAACGACTAAATAATGCCAAGTCTCCATAAGAAATCAAAAAAAGTGTAAAGATAGAATATGAAACCAATCAACCTTTCGTTATTGTAAAATATGGCAAATCAATCCAATACAACTTCCCCGTTAGATTCAACTTCTCCTTTAGCTGTGCATGTATCGTGTCGCAGTGTTCTGAAAAACATCCGAAATACGTTTTTTCGCCTACTTTCGTGTAGTCTCTTTCTTCTTGAGCGCCGTATCTATCAAGTAGAGCGGCGTCTTCATTCGTTTCGGCAACGAATAGATAATTTTTGGTTACCTCGGCGGGATTTAACTTCATTTCATGTTTGGTCTAAACGTGCGGATTATGAATCGTGATTCTCAGAGTTCGTGCGGCGAGTCGCCTAACGACCCCAAGATCAGCGACGGCGGAGGGCTGGCGCAGCCTGTGCCCAACGGTGGCACGAACGAAAGCCGCCCCGAATCTAATGCCGCCCCACTCGCAGAAGCACAGGCTGTGACAGCCCGTAGCCGTTCGCTGCAGCGCATTGTTAGGCGTTGCGGGTATTCGGATACAACCGTCGAAGTAGAAAGGGCTGTAAGCGCACTAAGCAGAAAAGGACTCTCTATCCCTGATTCTTGTCCAGTGTCGCAAGTATGCCGTGAATTGAGTCGTCGAGGGCTTTCGCTAGAATCTCTTTCGCGGGAGGAATCTTCTCGTCGGGTGCGGCACAAGAAACTTGGAAGGCGGATGACGCGAACGCCTGCGTCTTTGCGAGTTCAAGTAGAACGGTTTTCTCGAACGGGGTTAGTTTGTCGAACGCTGGATTGCTCATCGGAGGTTTCTTATGGGTTTTGATGTGGCTGATGGAAAGATTGCGGCGTCCGTTCCCGGAGAAGCGGTAGCAACGCCTAACGACCCCAAGATCAGCGACGGCGTAGGGCTGGCAGGCCGCGTGCCGCCGGGTGAAACGCAAGAAAACCAAGCCGAATCAACTATCGCGCCGGACGAAGAATCACGCGGCATGACAGCCCGCAGCAGTTCGCTGCATCGCATGTTTAGGCGTTGCCGGGAATTGGAATATCCGCCCGACGCAAAGGAAATCCCTCCGCTGTCCTCAGATAAGACGCACGGAAACATTAACGCCTCCAATATAACCCTCAAGGTCAATGACCAAATGCCAGTGGCCGCGATGAGGCGGGGATATGTGAATCGGGCTTTTGAGGGCGAGTCCGCCGCTAAAATCGTAAGAGTCCCCGCGATGGTATTTGGAGAATTCGTGGTGCTCGATAAGGCGGATGTGGGCCTGCTTATCGAGCGTGATTTCGATGATGTCTTCGGGAGTTAGGACGCTCCACTCGTAGTGTAGATATTTCATTGTGGGATTTAGGGTGACGGGCCAAGGTAAAATCCAACTATAAAAAGTTAGATTTTTTTTGCATTTTTATTTATTTGTTTATTTATTTATTTAAAACAGTATTTAAAGAAAAAACAAGTATATATATAAATAAGTGTAAATAATAGGTTAATATTAAAAATTAATGTTAGTTTAAATAAAAATATGGCTAAAGATAAAACCGTTTCATTAAATAATGGTAATAGAATTCCATCCCAAAATCAAGTTAAAGTTTTTCAAGATTCTAAAATAAAATTTGATTTAAATATTAGAAATAGGGACGACTTAACCGAAAAACAAAAGGCATTATTAGAGTTAATTTTAGATAAACATACAAAAGTAGTATTTTTATCTGGTCCAGCCGGAAGTTCTAAATCTTTTTGTTCTATTTTAGCTGGGTTGCAATTATTACAAAATAGACGTGTTTCATCTTTGTATTATGTAAGACCAATTGTTGAATCCGCCGACGCCGCCTCTAAATTAGGTTATCTTCCGGGGGATCAGTCGGATAAGCTGGCCCCTTACTCTACAGTATTAGAAGAAAAATTAGCAGAAATGTTACCTGAAGGAGATATTAAAAAATTAAAAGCCGAAGACAGACTAAATGTTATTCCTGTTAATTATGCTCGTGGGGCAAACTGGGCAGCTAAATATATTTTCGTGGACGAAGCCCAGTCTTATAGTCTTGGAGAGATTAAAACCCTATTAACGCGCATAGCGGGGCACTCTAAAATGGTTATAGCCGCCGACCCAGATCAAAGTGATTTACCTTTAGCTAAACAAGGTGGATTTAATAAAATTATTGAAAGTTTTAATAATGAAGACGCGCAATCACATGGTATATTTTGTGTTAAATTAGATGAAGAAGATATTGTCCGTTCTTCTATATGTAAATATATTGTTACTAAATTTAAAGAAATTAAATAAATAAAACATTATGGCTCAAACTTATTTTTGTATGTGTTGTGGAAATGAAAATTCTATAAAGGTAAATAAATGCATTTGCGGTGCAGAGAAAGGTTCTATGTATGTAGATGCGCCGGTCAAATATATTAAAATCAAAGAACCAGAAATTAGTACTAATTCATCCTTTGGAGTGAAATTGGGAGATAAATTTGATTTTTCTATTTTTGAATCAATGGCGGCAGATTTAGAACAACAAATTACTGGACATGGAGATGAAAAAGATTTGGGAAAATGGGGCGGTAAAACCATAGAAGGACTAGATTTAGTTGAAAGCATTATAAATACTAAAAGTTAATAATGGCTAATTCTGACAGCGGTTCTGATGACTTTTGTGGCAATATAGATCAAATTAATAGAATTATTAATTTAAATATTGGAAAATGGAAGTTAAAAGTAATTAACAGTATATCTCATGACGATATAAAACAAGAATTATTAATTCAAATACATCGTCAGTGGGAGAAATATGATAGAAATAAACCTCTAGGTAACTGGCTCAGTACGGTGGTTTGTAATAAATTAATTAATCTAACACGAGATAATTTTTATAAATTTTCTAAACCTTGCCTTAATTGTCCTAAATTCGCGGGAGGTAGTCTATGTAGTCTTTACGGAGAAATTTCGAGTGAATGTGGATTATATCGAAAATGGGAATTAGAAAAAAAATTTCACCATGATTGCGCTTTACCTGTAACCATCGAAGATCATCAAGACGAAATACATTCGATACCATTTGGCGATATTAATTTTGATGAACAAATAGCAAATTTAAAAAATAAATTAAAAGAAAAATTATCTTTGGCGGATTATAAAATATTTGTTTGGTTATATTTAGAGAATATAACAGAGGAAGATATTATTAAATTATTAAACTATAAAAATGAGAGACAGGGCAGAAAACAAATTACCAATTTAAAACAAAGTATAGTTAGTTTGGTAAAAAAAATTATAATACAAAATAGTTAATTAATTAATTGTTATGTCCACGGAAAACAATAAATATACACAAGAAGAAAGAGATCGGGTAGCGGTATTCTGGAATCAACAGAAATCAGAGGGTAAAATCCCAAGTTTAAGTGAAATTGTTTCTTTCTTTACTTTAGGTCAGGAATCCGATCCCAGAACAGTAGAAGGAAGGAGATGTCGTGCTATTTTAGCAGATTTGCAAATTAAAGCTAAAGGGGCAACGTGGGATAAAGTAGAAGAAGTTGTTTTAACTGACGATCATAAGAAATTTATTTTAAATCATATTAAAGATAATAGAGTTATTGATTTGGCGCGAGATTTATTTCCAGATAGAAAGGTTGCTCCATTGGGTCGAGAAGTTAGAACAATAAATAAATTTTTAGACAGTGTTGGCGAAAGAGTTGTTAGAAAAAATGAAGAGACTCCGGTGGACGAAAAATATGAGCCGCCGACTACCTTTCACGATATTTTAAAAAGAGTTAATAATTATTTACACACTAGTTTAACTTCTCAAAGCGTAACCGCTTATAACAAAAAATGTTTAGAGATGACAATTAATTTTCTCCACAGTCCGAGATTTTTGCAGGAAATAAATAATTATGCTTCTATTGAAAAAAGAGTAGCATTTGAAAGTGAATTTATTAGAGGTGTATTTGATAAACCCGATCTACAAAGTGATGAGGTTAATCTTTATATTAATTTATGTAATGACTATATCCAAAGCTCTGACATTAAAAAACAGTTAGAAAAACTTAACGGAATTTTAGATAGTATCACCGACGATCCAGATGGAAAAATTTCTATGGGGATAACAGAAGCAATTGGAAAAGTTACTTCATCTTATAACGAATGTGTTAATCGTCATCAAAAATTATATTCGCTGTTAAATACTACTAGGTCAAAAAGAATTTTAGACAAAAATAGTGCTACCGCTAATATTGTAAATATTATTGAATTTTTCAGAGAGGAAGATGGTCGCCAGCGGTTTTTAAGGCAAGCTGAATTATTGAAAGATACTAGAATATCCGAAGTAAGAAAAATTGAAAAATTAGATGATGTTTTACTTTTAGCACTGGGAATGACTATGGAAGAAGCGACTATTTAATATGGATAATATATGTAAAATTTGCGGGCAAGAATTTTCCACCGGACATCCGTGGTCGGATCACGGAATTAAACTGGCTAATTATTTTCACAAATTTTATCCACGTTATTCTAAATTGACCAATAAATTAATTATTTTTAAAAATCCAGATCAATATTTAAACGCGGATTTTGAAAATCTTCAAGAAATGAAAACATGGCTAAAATCCGCCGGAGAGGAAGGAAAAGATTACATTCTTGATTTACTTATTAAAAGAAAGATTAAAAAAAATTGGGTTTATGCGCCAGGTCAAGCATTATTAAGACTTTCTAATTTACCAAGTATTTTATATTATGAAAAACAATTTAATCTACCGTTTTCTGAAATTTGTAAAAAACTTGGATTTAAAATAAAATACAAAAATAAAATTAAAGATATAGATTGGGATAGCTCCGTTCATCTTATTCAAGATTCGAGGGAGCAAAACCCTATTAATTTTAAATCGCATATAATTACTTCTGTTAGTAAATTAGAATATGGTGATTATGCATTAAAAAATAATCCTAAAATTTCAATCGAAAGGAAAAGTTTGAGCGATGGAATTTCTACTTTTTCCAGTGGCTATGAAAGATTCAAAAGGGAGTTGGGTCGTGCTAAAAAAGATGGGGGATATTTAATTATTTTAATAGAAGAAAATTTTAATAACTTTAGATCATTTGAATATTTACCACAAACTAAACATTCAAAATGTACGGTGGATTTTATTTCCAAAAGAATTCGTAGTTTGTATGAAGAGTTTAACTGTTTCCAATTATGTTTTTCAAATGGACGAGTTCACGCAGCAAAAATTATAGAATTTATATTAAAAACAAATAAAAAAATAAAAACAATAGATATTCAATTATTGATTGATAAAAAAGTATTATAAAAAATACTAGTTATAAAATATAAAAAAGATAAAATACTATAATGTCATTTATAGAGCCACAAGTAAAAAAAAGAATTTTAGATGTTAATGCCGAGATAGCGGAATTAAAGGGATCACTTAGCGACAAAGAAACTAAAATTTATCTTGCTAAGTTTTTGATTCACAATTTATCTTTTACTTTTAAATTATTAACTGGAGCAGGTGGTGATGGTGTAGAATTATATCCATTCCAAGAATTATTGTTAAGAATGTTATTTGAAAAAGATAATGTTCTATGTGTAATGGGACGCGGAACTGGAAAAACTTGGATAGCGGCGGTGTTTATTATTTTATACGCAATTGTTTATCCGGGGAGTAAAATAGGAATTATTGGTCCGTCCTTTAGAAATACCAGAAAACTATTTCAGGAAATACAAAAAATTAAAAATAAAAAAGGCGCAGCATTATTACATCAAATTATTACCGATGAGAAATGCGCCCCAGATATTAATCAATTAAAAATAGGGACTTCGGAGGTTTTTGCTTTACCTCTTGGAAGTTCTGGTGATAAAATTCGTGGCTATCGTTTTAATGTTGTTATTTTAGATGAAGCGGGGTTCGTTCCTGAAAAAATCATTACTTCTGTTATTATCCCCTTCCTTTCTACTAATATTGATCCTATTAAACGTCAAAATTTAGTAAAACAGGAAGAAGATTTGGTCAGTCGCGGATTAATGAAAGAAGAAGAAAAAACAGTATTTAAAAATAATAAATTTATTGCACTAAGTTCGGCTACTTATCAGTTTGAATATTTGTATAGACTTTATAAAGTTTATAAAGAGAATGTATTAAATCCAGAAAAAAACCAATTAGCTAGTTATGGAATTTTTCAAATGTCCTACGAAGCTTCCCCGGAGGGTCTTTTAGACAGAGCTAATATAGAAGGCGCAAAAAAATCTTTTTCGACTATTGAATTCGACAAAGAGTATCGAGCAATTTTTCCGTTAGATAGCGATTCTTTCTTTGGAATGAAAAAAATGGAAGATGCAACTTTGACTGAGGGTAGCGAACCTAGTTTTGAGCTATTTGGAAATTCTAAAGATGATTATTTATTGTCAATTGATCCTAATTCTTTAAACAAGTCTACTAGCGCGGATCATTTTGGTATGTCTGTTTTTAAACTAGACAAAGAAAATAGAAAAGTTTATTTAGTTCACCAATTCGCAGCTTGTGATCTTGATATTATTGATTATATTCAGTATTTGGCTTATCTTTTAGAAAATTTTAATATAAGTGCAATAAGTATTGATGCCAGCGGTGCATCTTTTATACAAATTTGCAATGATTCTCAAATATTTAAAGATAAAAATCTAAAATTAGATTTTTTTGAAGCAGATTTTCATGTTGAAGATCGAGAATATGTCAAAGAGTTAAATAAAGCAAGACGGTCTTACAATAAAATAGCTAGGAAAATTTGTTATTCGCAGCAATTTACAAATGATTGGAAAAGAGCAGCAAATGAACATCTTCAAAACTGTATTGAATTTAAAAAAATTATGTTTGCATCTACGCCCGACGACAATAAATGGGGTATGTATTCAGATACTAACATCGCTAATTTTGACAAGCTAAAATTTTTATCAGGTGAAAAAGAATCGGTAAATAATGTAGCCAGAAAAATTGAATTTTTAGAACACCAAAAATATCTAATGAAAGATGTGAAAGCACAGTGTTGTTTAATTCAACTTAAAGTAACAGAACAAGGAACACATACCTTTGAATTACCTCAAAATATAAGAAGACAAACTGGAAAATTAAAGACGAGGCGCGATCTTTGGACGACTCTCTTTATGGGAAATCAAATGGCTAAATATTATTTTGATATGTTTTCTACCGATGAAAAATTTAATTATGATAATAAATGGTCCCCATATATTTTATAATTTTCAAATAAAATTCTTTAAAAATTTTAATATAATTTGCTAAACGTCATGACGTTTGGTGTAAAGTATATGTATAATCACTATATAAATATTAAAAAATGAAAAGAAAACAATTCTATCTACCTGAGAAACAAATTCAATTACTAGAAGCTGAGTCGGAAAAAACTGGTTCTAGCGTATCTGAGATTTTACGTCAGCAAATCCAAAGTCTAGAAAATATTAATACTCAGATTACTACGGCGGCGGCGGCTAAGCATATACAAGAATCAAATATTAAACCCCATAATTGTCCCGCCGAGTCTTTTGGGGCTTCTTATGCCGGTTCTGTTTCTGGCAACGGGGGCGTTTCTCTAGCTGGCGACGACAGTTCTTTTTATTTTAGAAGTGATAACGGAACTTCCAGTGCTTTACCCTATAATCTTTTAAGATACAATAATTTAATAGCGTTAAGATTTCCATATCAAAATATGAACGGATTTATTAATATCCGTGAAGCTATTCGCTTGTGTCAAACCGCGTGGTATAATGTTCCTATTTTTAGACAAACTATAGAAGCTATGACTTTTCTAGCTAATAGTGGTATTAAATTATTTGGCGGAAACAAAGAATCAAAAGATTTTTTTAATGCGTGGTTTGAAAAAGTTAATATATTTAATTTGACAGAACAATATTTTAGAGAATTATTTTTATCTTCCAATGTATTTTTATATAGATATGATGGCGGAATTAAATCAAATAGAGTAGATAAATTTATAACTGGCGGAGAGACAGGGGAAACATCTGTGGACATTAAAGATAAAAAAGAATCCACAGCGGCTAAAACTATTGATATTCCTGTTAAATATATAGTATTAGACCCGGCTGGACTATCTATCCAGAATAATTCAGATTTAAAAAATTACACCCCTATTTATTATAGATTAATGGATGTAGGCAGTAGACAAAAATTAAAAAACTTAACTAAAAAAGGCGAAGTTAAAATTGATTTAGAAGAAAGTCTTCATGATTTAATTAATGACGAATATGGTTCTATGACTCACGAAAGACTTAATCCTGATCATTTATATCCTTTATTTTACCAAAAACAAGACTATCAACCCTTTGCTATGCCGATGGGTTTTCCAGTATTGGAAGATATTAATTTAAAGTTAGAATTTAAAAAATGTGATGCCGTAGTAGCTAAAACTGTGGAATCTATAATTATGTTAGTTACTCACGGGAATGAGCCAGAAAAGGGCGGCATGAATCCCGTAATTGATAGCGCCTTAAAAACTATATTCAAAACAAAGCAGGGCGGGCGGACACTTATTTCAGATTATACAACTAAAATAGATTTTTGTATTCCAGATATTAATAAAGTTATTGGTAGTATCAAATATGATCAGTTAGACCAAGATATTATGGATGGTTTAATGAATGTATTTTATGGTGAGAAAAAACTCGCAAACATAACTATTAAATTGAGACTTTTCGTCCAAATGTTAGTTTATGCTCAAAAAACTTTTCTAAATGAATTTTTACTTAATGAAATGAAACGGGTGGGCAAACTTGTAGGATTTAAGGATGAAGAAATTCCTACGCCTAAATTTCAAAGAATCAATATGGAGGACCGGTCAAACTCAGATAGGTTTGTCGCTCAATTAGCTCAGTTAGGATTATTAACCGCAGAGGATACATTTGAGGCTGTAGAAAGTGGATTATTACCCGTAAATGATAATATTGAAGAGAGACAAAAAATTTATAAAAAACAAAGAAAAGATGGACTGTTTCATCCTTTGGTCGGCGGAAGCGCGGACCCGAATGCTGTTCCCGACGGAGCCGACGGTGTTAAAAAACCAGTTAAATTTAATAAAAAAGCTATGTCAAATAAAGACGGGCGGCCACAAGGAGTCACCGCTCCGCGAACCATCACGGTCAAAGCTTCAGAAAAATATCAAATTGATGTTAATAAATTTAAAAACAATATTTTACTTGCTAACGTCATAACAAATGACTTAACCAAGGCTTATACTAAAAAATATGGTTTTTCAGAAGATATTGTAGATAAAGTTAAAACTATTGGAACTCATTTGATTACCAACGAATTACCTGAAAATTGGGCAAAATGTATTAAAAGCTATATAAAAGAATTACCTGAGCCCAATGTAGAGAATGTATCGTTAGCTACCGAATTACAAGAACAAAATGAAGTTGATGAATTTACAGCAGCTTTGCTGTTATGGAGTATAGCATAATTACTATTAATAGAAAATTGTATTATTAAATAGTGTAAATATATTATATAATATAAATACAATGACTTTATTATTTTTCACCTTACTATTATCTTTAATATTATTCTTTTCATTTGAAACAGATGTTATTTACGAATATAGTAAATTATTAAAAATTAAATTACCTAAAATTGAAGAATACGAAAATATTATAAAATCCGGCGGACAATCCCAATATTTAAAATTTTTACGTGGAGTATATATAAACAAATTTTTAATTAAGTTAATTACTTGTTCAATTTGTATTTCAGTTCCTTTATCTATTTTATTGACAATATTATCTTTAAATTTCTTAAATTACAGTTTTATAAATTTTGTAGGTTTATTTGGATATTTTAGTTTAAAATTATTGGTAAAACATAGCGTTTAAAATTAAGTAAAAAAAATATGAATTTAATTAAATTAAAACAGCTAGACCAGACAGAATTGGCTACATTTATAGGAACCGTTAACGATCCATTATACATTAATAATCCTTCAGGGTATCTTACTTTTGCTTCTGGTGTGGTAATGACAACGGGAAATCAAATAATTAGCGGAAACAAAACATTCGCCGGATTGATAACGGGAACCTCGGGGAGGATAAGTATGGCGTCAGGGTTGATTAGTGACTCCTTTAATGCCCCTTCCGTTGATTGGAGTAATAAAAAACTATATACTTCTAATGGTGTTAATTCAACTGCTGGTAATCCGTCAGTTGATTGGAGTAATCGTACCTTAAAAGATTTCGATAGTCTTACTTCAGTTGATTGGAATTCACGCGAGTTCTTTGATGAGCAAAATGATTTATCACTAGAATG